TTGAACTTGTCTCGTAATAATAGATTGAACTTTACTCTCAAGATCAATACTCGTATCTCCAAAACTTTGTAGATTACTTGACAGTATTTCAAAAACTTTCTGTGTAATCTTGAGGTCTTGTATACAATAATCTTCCATTTCTTTACTATACTTTGTAAAGTCATTGTGTTCCCCCTTGTATAAACCTATTCGTTTACCCCAAGATTTTAATGAATGTCCCCCTTCACGTTGGGGGTTGTCTAGTCTTGACAGGATCAATGTATCTATAACCTTTGAACCAGCCAATGATACGCCGACAATATTTTCCAAGTACACTGCATCGAAATCTATTATGTTGTGTCCTATAATATGATCGTATTGATCGAACCATTCCTGTATCTCCTCAACATTAAAAGGATAGTGAAAGTTGCGTACCTCTCCCGCTTCGTTGAGCGAGCCAATCATCCAGACTTTCGTAACAGGTAACTCTGTGGTTTCTATATCTACGATAAGCTGACGGGTCATGGAGTAAACTCTCACCTCTCTTTAATGCTATGTGTTCTAATCTATGACAGTTACTACATAGTATAACACACTGGTCTGCCTCGTCAAGTGTTTTCTGGTTAGGTTTACGAATCCCACGCCAAGCACGCATCCGTAAACTCATTGTTTTCTTAACGTCCGGTGGATGGTGAAACTCAAGTAACTCTCTTGGAAATGTCTCACCACAACACTCACAAGTCATACCTGTTCTAGCCATTAGATATTTTTCCCTGTTGTATGCGCCGCTACTATTCTGTCTAAAACTCCCCATCTTCACCTACTCCATGTGGATTAGATATTTGTGTTAGTCTTCCGGTTAGAGGATCATAGTATAGGTAACATGCTGGACCTGTCAACCCTGTAAACCTATTCTTAAGCACCCGTACAGTGGTTGTATTACGCTCCTGTGCATCTTCATGTTGTTGATTACGCTCTAGCCCTATCACAATATCACTTAACTGTGCGATAGATGCTGACCCTCGTAGTTGTGCTAGAGATATTTGTCCACCATCTTCATGTGCCTTACCATCTGGACGTTTCAGGTGTGACACAAGAAACATACCCACTCCTGTTTCCTGTACGATGGTGCGTAGTTTGGTCATGATGGAATCAATAGCCTTACGTTCATCGTTGTTATCCTGATCCGACACGATGATACTTAGGTGGTCAATCACAACCCACTTACATTCCATACCCTTTATCATATAACGTAGCTTAGAGAGTAGATCACCCTCCGATGTTGAACCAAAGTGGTTCATAAAGTAGAACCGTTCAGTGCCTAGCGTAGCCTGAAACCATCTGTCTCTATCCTCTTTGGGTATAGCTTTGTTGGTACGTAATTCATGTAGTGGAATACTAGCTTCAATGGACATCAGCCCCTTACCGGAAACAGAGTTAGCTTCCTCAAGACCCATGATCCCGATGTTGTCCGTAGTGCTACCGATGAGGTAGTGACATAGTTCACGCACCACAGAAGATTTACCCATGCCTGATCCCGATGTTAGCGTGACTAATTCCTGTGGCCTGAACCCCATAGTCAATTCATTTAAACATTCCCAGGGATAGGGTATGGATACGGGTGGATCAAAGTTAATGATCTCATCGTACAAGTCAGCACCATTTATGATACCCTCTGGACGATATGGTTTAGCGTTCCACCACTCCGATATAAACTCCTTGACCTTCCCCTGTTCCAACATTTCACCAGCATCCTTACACGGTAGGGATACAGTCTTAACTTTGTTGTATGAGAACAGGGGTAGCACTTCCGCTGCCGCTTTCTTTCCTGGCTCATCCATATCAAAACATAGAATAACATTATCAAATGTTTCCAGCCACTCAAGTGATGCCTGAATGTCACGCTTGGCACCACCTGATCCTGTCTTGAGTGATACGACAGGCCACTTGCCGTCAAACATTTCCGCAACGGCAAGCGCATCTAGCTCACCCTCCGTTACGGTAACGTACTTACCTCCTTCTCGCCACACATTCTGTCCAAACAAGCCAGTGTTTTCCAGTGTGCCTGACACAAAGAATTGTTTATCATCAACAACACGTACTTTCTTACCGACAATATCCCCTGTTGTCTTATCCTGATAGGGATAGTTATGTTTAACTACATTCCCGTTATCATCATACTCGACGGTTACGTTAAACTTTTGTGTGATGGATTGGGAAATTTTCCGATCCTTGATTGATGAATAACTACCAGACATTTCAAAACTCTTACGCTGCGCTTTCAATGGTACAACCTTTGCTTCATGATTACGTTCAAGATACCCACAACTGTAGCAGTATGCATGACCGTCATCGTATTGAACTAGATTATCTCCCCGTGAATCCCCACCCTGAGAACGACACTCAGGGCAGGGTACACGGCCAATAACAACTGAGTCAGTGTTATTAAATGCCATTAGAAATCCTCTTCGTTATCATCCCCCATGTCACGATCAGCCAACTCAAGTACCTTCACCTTCTTGATATAGGTGGACACACCATGAACCGGATGGGATGGTCCCTCAGTCCACAAGATTTTAACCTTGGAACCAAATGGAATATGCTTAGAGGTAGTGTTACCCTCACGATCAAGCACTGGAAAATCAGGAAACTTGGTTACAAACTTTCGTTGGGCGATAACATTCACACCATCACCATCCCTGTCGTAACCCTTGACGATGACACCAGCCGCCTTTAGTGCTTCTGCTTCCTCATCATCCATGTTTACAACTACTGAAAACTTTCCAGTATCTTGACCCTTGTACTTTTCAGTCTCCATCAGATTGCAGAACGCAACCACACCTTCACTAATCATATCGTTCTTCCTTTCATTACTGGTTGATCTAGGACTATAGTATCACTAGTGTTTGTTATTGTAAAGCCTCTTTCATTTCATTCTGTGAAACGCTATACTCTTTGTAGCCGGGACAAAATTCAGGATCATTTACAGGCCCATCTAGAATACTACAAGTTATATCCTCGTATGGTGTACCCCGATAGTGTACAAAATACTGACAGTCGGTACACACCTCGCAATCATTGAAGACATCCTCAACAATTTTATATTTGTCATTACTCATAGTCATCAAAATACTCCTGTATTTCATAATCAGCATCTAGTTCCTGTAATTCCTGCTTACGTGATCGAAATGTTTTTGGATGATAGTATCTATCCATGACCACCTTTTCAGGATTACGTTTCTTTAGTTCACCCGTCCGTCGAGTGTACTTGTTTCTAATTTTGGTAGACATGATCCCCTTCTCCATCGTACCACCAATGTGGTGATTTACGTTTAGTCCACTTTGCCATATATGCCTTGTCTCCACGGTAGTAGTTTCGATATGCCTGTATACTAGACTGTAGTGTTTTGTATTCATCAGGCATACACTGTGGCATATGTGTCATGTCCGTGCCTTCCCGTAATTCATAGGGACAATACCGTAGATTGTCAACAATTCCTTTCCGTTTAGTAGCGTGTATCTTTCCGTATCGGTGTGTGTATTCCTCCTGTGTAGCATCTAACAACTGCCATAGCCAGCGATAATTGTGTCTATTTTCCCTTGCCCATATAGCTGACGGGTGGTTTTTGTGCGTAGACTTGTAACACTCTATAGCTGGTGTACCGTCTAGCTCATGGTGTGCAGTTGATAATAGCTGACTATATTCCAGTATCATCTTGACTACATGCTTATCACAATGCCACTGTGCACACGTTACAGGGTCCGAATGTAGATAGAATATATTCACTTGTTTAATTCCTCTACAATATTTTCCAGCCTGTACATCGCAGTTAGTAGGTCACGATAGTCCGACATAAGCATGTCACCATCCATGTCCTGTATGCTACGCACTGGGCTAGACACTAGCTCCTGAACACGTTTAATATATTCAGGTAGCGCAATCTTTTCATTCCATGCCCACTGATATAGTTCCTGTTTTTTAGACATACTTTCACCTCGTTGTGTATACTCTTTTACTTATCTTATCAAGTCGGTTCTGTTTAGTCAACCTACGAATTGCACCTCGTATTTCACTGTCTGAAATGCTATCCAACATAACCTTACGTATCATACCAAACGTATTTTGTTTACGACTAACAGCATCATACACTTGATGTTCTATTCGTTTCTTACGTGCCTTGCGTTCCGCTCTATCCGTTTTCTCTTGCTCAATCTCTTGCTTACGTTTCTCCTTCGCTAGCCTCTCCTCCTTATAAGCCTGTAGATCAGGCATCCACCAATCAGTAGGCTTGTCCTGTATAGGTTCATTCGATACGGGTTTAGGTTCCCGTTGTAAAAACTCTGGTATTTCCAGCAAGTCATTGATAGACATAACAATAATCCTACCTTTTAAAAAGTCCGTAAGTAATGGCCTATGGTGCCGTGTCTCTCTACTTAAGTGACACTTAAGTGAGACAATATGTTTATAAACATTATGTATTATAACCAATCGCTCACTTAAGTGTTACACTATCATATATTGTTTATTGTGTCAACATCCTCCATTTCATCTAGTGAAACAGTATTGTCTTCCACCTCCGTCATACCATACTCACTGTATGCTGACCATATTTCAACATCGCATCGACTACACGTATCGGAGTGAGTACCTAAGCGTCGATCTATTTTAAGTAGCTCACTTGTTGTCAAGCGTTCATTACATATCTTACATCGCATATTAAAAGCCTCCAATAACTTGTTGATACTTAAGTGTTATTTCCTCATCCGTCATAATGTCATGCCGTGAATAGAAATCTTTTCTAGCAATCATTATCAAGTCCGTGAATAGGTGGTACTCTTCCCGTTCCCATAACTCACGTAACATATTCTCTCTTCTTTCTCTGCACTGAGAAAACCGTCGTCGGTTTCGCGCATAATGGATAGCCGATTTCATGTGTATACTCCTATGTTACCAGCAATAGTGCTACGAATGAGCCTATTATAAGCATTAGTTTCACCGTGTCAAGAAAAATTTCACGTTTCATTTTACTATCTCTCCTATTTTATATTGTGTATTCTGCGCCATACAACCCAGGTTATAGCCTGTATCTCGAATGCTTTCAATGGTCTACCGTTGACCCTCACCCTTTTACCAGCATCAACATAGGCTTGTGATATTTCCCTATATTCACGTTTACCCACATTAGTTTTATCGTCAGTTAATCCATGCCTAACACCATAGAATATATTTTTAGCATGACCGTCTACGGTACAGGTATCGTATCCCATAATGTTTTGGTAAAACGATGTTATCTTTTGACCATTGAGGATTGATAGTATATCTCCATCATCCATTAAAACGCCTATATGTATATGGCCTGTATGTTTTTGATATGCTTCCAATATAGCCCACGCCTTGTTTTTCATGGCGTTATACGTTGAAACTTTTATATTCTCAACATGATCACCATTTAGATATCCCTCAATTAAATCCCTCGCATTTGTTACATTTCTATCCCATTTATTATTGGGTGATAGTGCAGCAACCACGCCAACTACAATATGAATAGGTATGTCGCAGTCCACCGCTATTCGTTTGCAGTCTGCATATGCGTTTGCATACCACACTATTCCATCGCGTTTCTCTTCCGGTGTTGCCATACGGTACACGCTTATGATGTTTTCAACAGACATAATTAATGATCCTTTATCATTGCCCATAATTTTATGAACGGTTTATGTACAGCCTGGGTTTGCTCATAGTCTAGTGAAACATATAGACTAAAGACAAATAATGCAAGCGTTAAAATTGTGATAAGTGTCACTAGATCAATCCTTTTCGTTCGCTGCGTTGATATGATCCGCTATCTCAAACCAGTTTACAGCGCTTAGAAACGCCATAGCATAGTCTTTAGCTAATCCATCAGGTGCAGACGCGTCTATAAATTGTTCCGCAATGTCCTGTATACTTTCCTCGCATACTTCATGCCCATCAGTTTCCCATCCATCAAATATTTCCAAATTGACGCGCCATGTCTCATAGTTAGTCCATCCATTACATTTATTGTCAGACATTACTTCTCTCCGTTGCTAGTGATTGTCCATTGATACGCTAGGACCTCAACCCTAGCGCATCCATTGACAATCTTAGGCGGCTACGTTATGCCTTACTTGAACTCTGCCCTTGCGATTGTTTTCAATAATCATATTCAAGCCGGACTTAAGTGATCGAATAGTTGCTTTAGGTCCCTTTTTGCTCCCAAAGACTGCCACACTATGCCAGGGAACGTCAAGCCTATATCCCGATTTTAGTTTATGAATTCCGAAACCATACTTAATCTCTCCGTCGTCAGTACGTACAGGTGAACGGAAGCCTTTGCGTAGTGTAATCTTGACTGTAGCCATTGTCTTAATTCCTTGTGTTTGTTTGTTGATGATTTAAACCTAATCGTTTTGGTTTTCGTTTGCAATCCCTTGGTGTTTCACCTGGTGAAACGTATGTGGTGTGTGTCTTTTAAATATATATATACCTCAGTGATCCACGATCGCATACTCTTTTGTTTCCACTTTGGCAAGCCTTGAGTGTTTCACATGATGAAACGCGCCTCCTGCCACATATGATCCACAAAAGCAATGCCTGGGTATTTCATATGATGAAACATTTGTGGCTTGACGCGCCTTATTTTTTGTGGTCTAATGACTACCGGGGAGGGACCCATGTGGACAGCACTTTGTTTATATACACTCAGGCCCACATGGGAAGGAATTTGGACTTGACATTATAAAATAACTATCACCCATGTAAATTTAATGCTTGACAAGAGTGGGAAATCGGGGTACAAACTAAAGTGGTTGACTTTAGTCTTAAAATATGTTATAATGTAGCTATACATTAAATGATAACTTAAGTGGAACTTAAGCAATCGAGATCAAACTTTAATTATTATCATTAAGTTAAATTTCTCACCCACTTAAATACACTTAAGTTGATGTCTTCCGTTACAGTTTATCTAAAAGATAAAGAAAAAAGTTTAACGGGTAAAGATAAGGTATTGATATGTCTAACAAAAAAGATGGTTCCTCTGTTGAAGGGGATAAACCAAAAAAGAAAAAAGGCAACCCTAACTTCTACAAAGGTATGCCATCCTTAAATCCAGAGGGTAGACCGAAGGGATCACTTAACAAATACACTAAGCTATCCAGAGAGCTTATGTCCGTTAAAGGTCCAGAGATTGTAGACAAAGTTATAGAGTTAGCTTTAGAAGGCGATAGGCACTGCCTTAAGATGTGTCTAGATCGTATCATTCCAGTTTCCAAGGCTGTTGAAATAAGACATGAGCATGAAGATTTAGGCATTAACATTATTGTTGAATCTGTAAAAGCAATCGAACGGCAGGAGGAAGAGGAATATAAAACGATAGAGGGGGAAATTCTGGAGCAGCAGGATGACTGATCTAAATGTCCAGCTTCACCCCGCTCAAATGCAAATCTTTAAAAATAAAAAAAGATTTAAAATAGCAAGCTGTGGTAGACGATTTGGTAAATCATACTTAGCAGCTTGGATGTTAATTATAAAAGCATTACAGTCTACTGATAAAGATGTATTCTACGTAGCCCCTACATTTCAACAAGCTAAAGATATTTTATGGGGCATTTTAAAAACTATCGGCCAAGACGTAATAAAATCCACTCATGAAAATACCGCAACCATTACTCTTATCAATGATCGTAAAATCTATTTGAAGGGAAGTGATCGACCAGATACGTTACGGGGTGTAGGTCTTTCCTACGTTGTGATGGATGAATACGCCTCAATGAAACCGGAAGTGTGGGAAATGATATTACGTCCTACACTAGCAGATGTTAAAGGTGGTGCATTATTTATTGGAACACCATCAGGTAAAAACCACTTTCATAAACTATGGCTAGATGCTCAACTAGAGGAAAACGAAGAAGACTGGGAATCGTTTCAATTTACATCTAAAGATAATACATTTTTAGACCCAAAGGAAATTGATGCTGCTAAACGAACAATGTCTACTCAGGCATTTAGACA